CTCACAGTGTGCATCTATATCATCCATAGACCAATCAACTGTATCAAACATAAATAGATTATCTTTTATACCACTCCATTTTATCTGTGCAGATGATTTATTTTCTAATATCTCATCCCTAGTCATACCTGTGTAAGCTGATATTGCCCTTATCTGAGTTCTTATTGCAGGTTCTTCATTAATAAATGCATGTACCTTTGCACCCTGTGCACAAAATCCGTCTGGTGCTGCACATAAACTAACCCAGAAAGCTGTCTTACCTGTCTCTGGTCTAGCAAATGCTATCATAAGATTACCACCACCAATACCACCAACATTAGTTTTTAATACTGGTATATTAAATTTCCATCTAGTCGTAACATTTAAAAGATCTATTACTTCAGATATCTCTTTCGTAACTGCGGGTGCTTTATCTTCTGTGATACTAGTCTTATGTTTATCAATCATACTAACTATCTCTGCAAAGTTAGCTTCCTTACCATTAAATATCTCTGTTGCCTCTATACCTATTCTTTGTGCTAGATCTCTATCAGATAATATTCTTAATATATCTTTAGCTACTTCTTTATTAGGCTCTTGAACTTCTTTTATATCTTCTACTAATTCACTAAACTTTTCTTTCGCAGCACGTGTAAGTGCAGGATTAAATCTAACAGTATGTAGAGAATAAAGATCATCAACTTTTATATCATCATCATATTCCTCATGTGCTTTCTGAACTGTCTCATATAAAGAGTTAATATCACCACCAAAAACTGTTGGAGATAATATACTTTTATTCTGTGTATAAAAATTTTTATTAAGCATAAGCCTAATCATTTGTTTTTCTATCACTACCAAACTCCTTTCTTAATGCCATATCTATCGCATCCATTATTGATTCATCTCTCTGTGTCCACTCGGATCTATTCATATCTTTAATATCATATTTCCAACTGTTCCAGCTATCAAGAACTTCTTCTTTCATCTTATCATTCATAGAACATACTCCTTATTTGATCTGTGTTGTAATATTTTAAGTCATCCTCTATAGGTTTAACTATTACGTTATCGAAACCAGATGATCTTAAATCTTTTGCCATATCATATGATTTAGATGTTGCATCTCTATCTAAACATACGTATAAATTTTTATAAGGTTTTAGATGTTCGAGGTGTGATGATTTTAAACTAGTACCCATTATTGCAATACCAGTTAATACATTAGATACTGCACATGCAGATGGGCAATCCTCTACAATAACAACATCCTCGCAATCACCACATTTAAATGGTACATCTTTACTACCATACATAAACCATTTTGGAAACTCATTCTTATTTAATGCTCTACCTACAGCACCTACTATCCTGTGATTTAATCTATTCTTAACTAGGAATACAACTCTATCTTGTCTTACATCATATTTAAAATCTGCTCTACCCCAAGACCACGACTCCCAACAATTATTTTTATTTAACCAGTGCATAGCTTTATCATTAGAATATATTGATTGAAAACTATCTGGTATAGTAAAGTCTTTATCCTCTACATGTAAATCTTTATTACCAAAAAATACTTTCTCTACATAATTCATATCCTTATCTCCTATACTTTTACCTCTTGCTTTACAGGTTGCATGAAAACAAAACCAATATAATTTACTATCTGTAGTATCTATTGATAATGTATTTTTATTTTTACAGAATGGGCAATCCATTCTTGTCTGTATATCTTTTGAAAGTGATAAACCTTTTATGACTTGTAACTGTTGTTTATAATTCAATAACTTAGTTCCTCGTATGTTAAGAAATATCTATCTGTAGTGTAGAAATCATTCTTCTCAATCTTCATGAGATTGTGATCTAAATATTCTGCTGTCTTAATCTCTACCTGCTCTATGGTTGGATCTACATCAAATGGTATTATCGCTACTGCCTCTATTCCTAGTCCTGCTATTCTTATTTTGTATTTTTTCATTTGTATTTTCCTTATCACACTTTTTACTATTTGTCAAATCATTTCTCACGAAATGTAATCTATAACCTTTTTCTTTTAGTTCTTTGATTCTTTTAGGTGTCCAGTAATACATGAGTTACAGTTTACCTTTTCTCTCTTTTCTAGTTACGTATGGTAATTTTACAACTTTATCACAGTCATTTTTTTTCTTGCTTGTCCAAGTTATAACCACATGATCATCGTGGTCATTAGGTTTACCACCATATTTTATTAATGCTTTCTTTAAACTTCTAGCTTCAATAACTTTTTTATCTCCGCCCATTCTTTCAAACGTATACTCTCTCATAGTTCCTCCCTTATATATCTTTTGAGTTCCTTATCTTGTACATTATCTGGTAAATTATTTTTATAAAATATCTCATAACTATCACTACCATATTTACCAATACCAAATAATTCCTTAGCATCTTTGCCATCCCATGTCAAGTAATCCTCTGACATTCTTATCAATCTTCTTGATCTTACATATTTTAATCCGAGATCTTTTAACATGTCTGCGATAGTCTCTACATCTGCACGTAACAGGGAATGCTCATCAGGAAACCTCCTGAAAAATTTTGGTAGTATCTTCTTAACTATCTTTCTATTAGTCTGGTTCAAACATATAACAGCTACCATATGTTGCCACCTACTATCTACCTGTTGCTGTACCATAAGATCATCACGCATTGGTTTTATCTTGCTCTTCTCGTAAGCTACTGATCTATTTCTACTTATCATATAATCTATCACATCATTCATTTCTTTAACTCCACCCCATCTGCTTCTAGTTTATCTAACATATTTAATCCCTCTACTATACCCTGTGCTGTGTATATATTATCACAGAAACAAACTACATTCTGTTTACCATTCTGTAGATCATACATGACAGCATTTTTTTTGGCATAGTAATTACCCTCATATGTATTTTTGACTAACACATCCTTTGTTATTGTACTATCTTTTTCTACATAGTCAATAAGATTTTTTAATGATTGCTCAATATCTTTTGACATCACATCTTGATAATCATTTATTATACTACGTATCTCCAACACTATATTCTTTATCATCTGCTTACTCCATTTGTTAAGATTTGTTTTACTATTGTTGTAAAAGGATTTATATCTTTTTTATTAGCTGTACAAGATGTAAGCAATAATAAAATAATTATTACTCTAATCATTTTTTATACCATCCTTTATCTTCGATAAGATCACAGATCGTTTTAAATTCTGCTCTACCATCGTGTTGATCTGCATCCCAACCTTTTGCATTTATTTTACAAATTTTTAAAACTTTTTTAAGTTTATCTTTGTATGGATTAACAACTTCAAATGCTTTATCATATCCTCTTTCTTTTGCAAGGTCTTCATCTTCTGTTATTTCTAACCCTGCACTCTCACATTCTTGTATGATACACTCTTCAACTTCAAACCCAGGTGTCATGTCATTTAAACAAAAATAATGTTTTGGTAGTTTATATTTTTCTTTACTCATCAATGCTCCTTATAACTTACTTGTTTGATTTTACGACTCCAACAGGCACGACAACTGCCACACTCACCATCTTGTTTATATGCAGGACATTCCCTACCTCTGTGTCTCTTGTTCTTATGTACACCAGATGTCCACTTCCAGAACTTAGGCGGTGGACTATCCACTTTGATTGCAGATACACGCAGACATAGATTATCTGGGACATCTTTCTCTTTTACTTTTTGTATTATCTGGTATTCTCTTGTAGCTAACCAGTGATTTATGTGTGGTGTAAGTTCACATATCTCAAATATCTTCATCAGATGTGAGTAAGATTGTATATCTCCAGAGTCAAACCACCTGTGATAAAGCCTTGATTTATCTAGCCTTTTGTACTTTTGGGTAAGTAATTCTGCCATATAATCTACCCACTCTGGTAGTTCTATTGCCTTACGCCTTATCTCATGTGCATTAAATACATTTCTAAAAAGATAATGATTTTTTAATGCATAACATTTATTACATATAGTACCTTTTATTTTTGCTAACTTACTACCCAAATTACAATGCTTTGCAGATATACCCCAAGCATAGGAGGGCATCTTACTAGGATTAGATAATGTGCCGATCTTTTTTTCTATATCTTTAATATTCATAACTTTAACTCCAATCTTCTTATTGCAAATCTTAACTGTTCTTTATCTATCTGTCCAGTCTTATACTTATCAGATAATTTATTATATAATTTTAATACATGATCTCTTGTTGTACCAAGATGATCACAAATAATAGAACATGCTTT